CGTTCTTCAGATCGCTTTCGATCCTTGTATCTACCCAAAACTTCAGTTAGCGATTGCGCTCCAAGGTCATCAACTTTCTTTCGTGCGTCTTGCAATAGAACATCAACATCTTCAGCAAGATTTTCATATCCAATGACCGCACCTTCTATATCTGCCGCCGTGACAATCTTAGAAGTGGCATTGACTGGCCCTCTGGTCTGACCAACGATTGCTGACCCTGTTGGGTTGCCAGAAAAGTCTTTCGTGCGAACCCAAAAATACTTAGTGGTGCCGCCAACAATATTACCTCGCAAGAACGTATTGCCTGAACTGCGTCCGACTTGCGTTGCGTTGCTGAAATTGCTGTTGTTGCTTTCGTATATCTCAACATGGCTGAAGTCAGCGTCAGCAGGGTTTTCCCATTTGACTTCGATACCTTCCAGAACGCCCACAGCTTCCAGTGAGCCACTTGTTACTTTCGCTGGCGCAGTAGTGTCACCACCAGACGTAGCTGTAGCTGAAGCATACGCCCCTCTAAAGCCCGTTACTGATACGCTTCTAACTCTTACAGTGTATTCTACACCATCAATAACAGGAGCTAATAGTACAGTGTTATCTGGTGTAGTCAGAGATTGTCTATTAGCACTGCTGGTTTGACCCCACTCAACCTGATAGTGAGTGACAAAAGCGTTAGTAGATGCAGTCCAGCTTGCTATTAAGCTATTCTCAACCGTACCATCCCCCTGAACCTCAGAGCCACCATCAGCCAAACTAAGCCCAAGGATGTTAGTTCCAGCAGATATTCTAGGCAGAGTAGTGTCATTGCTTGTAATAGCAGTTTCTTCTGCGTTCCAATTAAATGCGGCTGCTGATGTCTCTCTCAGCGTCAGTGTAATGCGTAAGTCACCAGCATCTTGATTGGAAGCAAACTTCCAGCCGATAACCTCAAACTCTTTAGCTGAGAAGCCATAACGCTCATTGGTAAAGCCTATGATGTCACCAACTTCTACGCTGAAAGCCTCTAGGCCAAAGTCAGCGCTGAAGGACATTTGCTCACGGCCTCTAAACAAAGTGAGTTTAGCAAGACGCTGTGCAGCAGATGAGCTAGTGGTAAATGGTAGCGGCAAATCTAGTATAGCTTCTTCGCCATTATCCTGACCTAAGAATGCGCTTGCTTTACCTGTCCCACTGCCAGCACCCGTAGCTGTAAAGGTTACGCCCACAGTATTAGAAGCAGCACCTATAGCAGTGAAGTTAGTGTTGCCAACCTTTGTGATTGTGTAGGCATCACCAGTAACAAAGCTGCCAGCATTGGTAGTGCTAGTCAGTTGCGGGTAATCAGCAGTGATCCAGTTTTGTGCAGCATCGTTAAACGTACCGCTAACCCTGTTAAAGTTATCCCGCATGGTAATGCGAGTGCCTAAGTTTATTGGGCTGCGTAGATCATCAAGCGTAAGGGTTTTAACAGGCGCAGAATATGCGCCAGCTTTGAGCTTCCAATAGCCTGATCCCCAAAACAATGTACCAGCGCAAGATGTAACCATGTCGCCCAAGACATCGCCCACTGGCCTATTGGCTTGGACTATACCATTAAGCTCATACCTATTTTCTGTGCCACCGCCTGATAGACTTATGCTTTCATCACATTCATTAGCAGCAGCGGCAAACGATACATCATCAATAGCCGTATCAGCTAGACCATAAGACGATGTTAGAAAGTCTCTAATACATAAAGCAGCGTTATTACTGTAAGCTGTGTTCGTTGTACGTGGGTCATAGACCTTCTTCCCCCTGACAATAGCAGTTACAGTAGGGACGCCACTAGCGAAAACATCCTCGTCATACTCATACCTGACATAAAGGTAGGATAAGCCAAGCCCCTTAAAATTACTGTCTACGCTTGTCTCAGAGACTAAATCACTATCCGCTGTAGTTTGTGAACCATCAAACTTCTTAATGCGGATCTTGCTATCCCAGTCAACCTGCTCATCACCAGAACCAGCAGTTGTAACAAAATCACCACTGAATGTAGCTATCTGATCGTTGATATAGATGTCATCTACACTATGAACCTCATGTCCTGCCAAGACAATGATCTGATGTAGATACTTATTCTCATCACCAGTTGCCTCAAAGAATGTGACAATGCCACCTTTACGAACCTTACCATAAACAAAGTCTTGGGCTGCTACTCCACTAATAGAATTAGATAATATTTGACCAGATGTTTGAGCGCCAAAATCTGGCTTAGGTGTAAGGGCATTTATTGCCCAAGATGTAACAAGGCTTGTAGCAAGGTATCCTATTACAGCAGTACCAAACCCCGCAGCAATAGTTCCCGCTGCAAGACCCGCTGCCGCTGCACCGTAGCCAATACCTTGCGTAATCATAACGCCAACGGTGACAGGATCTCTAGGAACTCTATCCCAGCTATTCCAGTTTTTTACTGTATAATCACCTAGCCTATATTTGCTCATATCTCTTTAACCCATGCTTGGTGAATATAATCTAAGGGCAAATATAGCACACCTTCCTTTGATAAGAAAACAGCCTTAGTGCCTGTGCATATCCCCATTGCTACACCTATGACCCACCTCTGCGCCTTTTTAGTTGTAACTAATGCACCAAGGGGCGGGATATGATTGATGCGTTGTAGCCTATTGTCTACAGCAGAAGTAAAACTAGAAAACCCAAACTCCTTCTTTAATTCACTTCTACGCAAAGTTATTGAACCCGTCATATAACGACCAAGCCAATCATCAGCCCAACCTTCATTATACATTGCTTTATAGGCGTTGTTGGTAAATGTTAAGCAATCATGCTCGCCCCACTCAAAGGGCCTATCATTAACTGACTTCAAATAGTCGTTTAGGCTTTCTCTCTGCCCCATACTACATCCTTATCCTGCAAACTTGTGACATAAGAAAAGAAAGTGTCATTAGGGTGCCGAGCAACATGATTTTCTTCTGTGTATCGGCGGTTGCTGGCTTTTTCTAACCTGACCAATTTGCTTTCCACGGTTAAGGTTATGACACTACTTTCACCGCTATCTTCAATAGTCATAGTATTCATAAGACCACTAAAGACTTCTATGGGATCAGAAGTGTCTGTAGTGCCGAAGTAAACCTTACATTCACGCCTCTGGTAAGGTTCATCCAACGCCACGGTTACTAGAGAAGAAGGAACACCAGATAAGGATATAGTAATGTTCTTAGCCGATAAGTCACTAGCTTCTTCTAACCCACTTATAGCTAGTAAGCTACCACCACCAGTGTAACTATTGGTGAATATGGTTTTGTCACCGTATCCAGTCCACAGGCGTATTGGGGCGCTGTCAAAATCAAGATCAACCGCATAATAAGGTTGAACCTCTGGCTGACTAAGGGCTGTAAGTAGAGCGGATGGAACTGTTCTTGACATTATAATCTCTCAAAAGCGCCGAAAGTGATGCCGTAAATTGATGCTTCATTTATTGACCAAGATGTTTCGTTGGAAGCCAAGCGAAAGCGACCTTTCGTGTTGTTTGAAAAAGTACCCGAACTTGATCTATCAGTACGTATTGCGGGCCAGATTTCGACATCTTGCGCGGAACCTGTGCCAGTGACATTTTCAAGAACCTTATGCAGTTCGCGCCCTGTGCCTGACCCAATCTGAATATAATCACCCGCTTTTAGCGTCTTTCCTGATGTTATGGTCAACGAAACGGTACGATCACCCGCACTAGCGGTTAAACTGCCAACATCGCTGTCGCTGGTAGCCGTGCCGCGTGGCGCTGTGCCTGTCGGATCGCCCAAGTAAAAGCTGCCATATTGACCGCGAAGGGAAACCAACCAAGCAATCCATCTTTCTGCATCTTCACGCTTCATGGGTGGCAATGTAACGTCTGCTTGCCACATCTCGCCAGCATAAGCGTGAGCCTGACCCGCGAAGGTAAAAGGTGATCTGCTATAAGCAACTGCGTTAGTCGCCCTTAATTCAATCTGAGCTATGCCCGTATGCGTAGGCAGCGCTAAAGGATAACTGATAGCCATTATGCAAATGCCCTTCCATATGATCCACCACGCCGCTTGGCGTCTACTACAGCAGCCTTAGCGCTGTCTGCTATCTGTGGCATTAACTGCTTAATCTCAGCACGTACAGTTTGCTGTACGCCTGTGGAGACGTTGATGGTTTGGTTGACTACTACGCCGCCACCGCCAAGCTGATTGTTTGGCACGACTTGAGCATTACGGCTTGGAACCACAAGCTCTGGGCCACGCTCGCCAACCATGTATGCTCGCCCGCCAGAAACAGGCCCGCCCATCGCTCTGGGTGCAACTGGCGGCGCAACTGCCCCACCTGTGCCAGCCGCAGAAGCAGGGGCAAATGCGCCTGTGATTGCACTTGTGATGAATCCAGTTATTTGTTTAACCACGAATATTCTATAAAGCTCTTTTATAATATCACGCGCCATAGCACGAAAGGCATCTTTAGCAGTCATTGTTCCATCAACCATAGACATAAATGCATTTTCCATGCTGCTCTCTATAGTATCTGTGAGGCTTTTCACTCTTGACCTCATCTGATCTAATGCACTCATCGCATTTTGGGTTGCTGATGTTATTTTTGATAATTCATCTTCAGCATCCCCACCTATCTCAACTCTAGGTATTGATGTGAGAGCGCTATTTAATGCTTCATAACTTGCTTTAATCAAATCCGCTGTAGCACTTCCCGCATCACTGACAGCATCAAAGAACTCAGGGAATTTCTCCTTCAATTCATCCATTGCCTTAGTAATTAAACCAAGCTGATCTGCTGCAACTCCAGTAGCAATCGCAATTAGCATAATAGGATTTCGTCTTGTCACAGCATTTAATGCACTCATCAAGATGCGCGTAGCAGAGACAGCTTTTGCTAGTTTTACAAAATTCTTAGCCGCCCTAAAAACTATATTGCCAAGCTGTATCGAAACAAAAATACCCGCCGCAGTTGCTAGTGCTGCCAAATTGTCAGAGACAAAATCAATAACGCCTCCAAGCATATTGAATGCACCCCTGAGAACATTCCCAACAAAGCTCACTAAAGGCTGAAATTGCATTAACAAAACGCCAAGTGTATTTGTGAAATTATCTAGTGCTGGAGTTATATCGGCGAAAACACCACGAAATCTGTCTAGCCCACCACTTGCCATCAAGACTGCAGCGCCAACACCAGCCAACGCCCCTGCAATCATACCCAAAGGCCCAAATATACTAAGTATTTGGCCACCCTGCATGGAGAATATGCGAAGCGCATCAGTACCCATGCTGGCTTGAACTGCAACGTCTTGCACTTGCAAACCAAGACTACCCATATTTCTAGTCATACGCTGCATACCACCAGCGCTTGACTTCATAGCTCTGTTTTGGTTTGCCATATGACGGGTTGTGCGCGTCATGGTCTGGTCAAGCGATCCCAGTTGCGCTTGTACCTTCTTCATCGCCGGAACAGCATTGCCAACGGCGTTCATCTCAAAAGTTAGCTTTTCAACTGCCATTATCTTTTTGCTCCGCTTTTATCCTGAAGAAAGCGATCCATTCATTATATTCTGAAAGACTGATTTGCTCTATTTCATCTATGGTTTTGCCAAGCAACTCAGCCAATGCAATCAGATTATATCTAAAAGGATCGCCTCTTAGTTTTTTTCGTGTTCCTCTATAGTCACGCTTTCCAGAACTGCACCGAAAACCTTTGCAAT